GAAGCCGCCGCAGGTGGTGAAGGCGAAGGCGAGGAAACCCCCGCCAATGTCGCGCCCGCCGCCACCCCCGGAGAAGCCATGTCCAAGCAGTACAGCCCCGAAGCCTTCGCCAAGTTGCAGGGCGAGAACGAAGCCAACGCTGCGGCCATCGTCAAGATGCAGGCCGACACGGCGCGCACGGGCGAAGTCGATGCTGCCCTGGTCAAGCTGGACGGCAAGCCCCTGGGCGCCGACCTGAAGGAACGCCTGACGGCCTTCCACGCGGAACACGGCGCCAAGGCGTTCCTGTCCTACGTGGACGGGCTGGCCAGCGCGACACCGACCACGCCGGACATCACGCGCGGCGCCGACGCTTTCGGCGGCAGCGCGAACGACATCCCCGAAGCGGCGATGAAGTACGAAGCCAAGGGCGCCGACGCCGTGGAGAAGGCCGCGAAGTTCGCGCGCGAATGGAAGGCCCTGCATGACAGCGGCCACACCCGCATGGCGGAAGCGCGGTACATCGAAGTCAACATGGAGCGCGCGCCCGCGTAGGGCGCACGCAACACGAACCAGTTTCCTGCGCATCGCGCGCAACGATCCCTGAACAGCAGGAGTAGAACCCGATGGCCAACCTGACCGCAGACACCACGCACGAAACCCGCCCGCGCGGCGGCGTGCGTTCGTACACCGTCCTTTCCGGCGCGACACTGTTCGCCGGTTCCCTGGTTGGCGCCGACGCCAACGGGTTCCTCGCCAAGTGGGCCGACACCGCTGGCCATGAGTTCCAGGGCCTGCTGCTTGCGGGCGCCGTGGGCGACGGCACCGTGAAGGGCCGCGTGGACTGTTCCGGCAAGACCATCATGGAAGCCACCGTGGGTTCCCTGGTGCAAGCCAGCCTGAACGCGCTGGTGTTCTGCGCCACGGACAACCCCGCCGACTTCAGCCTGTCCGCGTCCGCCAACGTGGACGCCGTGGGCTGGGTGTCGCGCTTCAACAGCGCAGGCGTGGGCGAAGTCACGCTGTTCACGCCCGAAGAACACTTGGCGCTGAACTAGCAGCGCAGGCCACTAGAGAAACCACCGACAGGAGTTCCAACCATGTCACAGATCATCGCCAGCAACCTGCTGGCCAACGGCCTGCGCACAGAGTTCGCGGACACGTACGCCGTGATCCGCAACCGCCAAGCCGACAGCCGCCTGGGTGCCGTGATGGACCTGGGCATCGGCGCCACGAACCGGCAGCATGAGTTCGCGTACCTGAACGCTGCGCCGCACATGACGTACTGGGAACGCGGAATGCCGATTCCCACCGACGCGATGGACGGCGTGCAGTTCACCGTGCCGGTCCACGAATGGGCGCGGCGCGTGCCGTGGCTCAAGTGGGACCGCAAGGACGATCAGACGCAGACGCTGTTCGACATGGCGCGCATGGCGGGCGAATCCGCCGCGCTTCTGCCGCAGCGGTTCTTCTTCGACCTGCTGGCCGGGACCACGAACACGCTGCCCGCTGCGCAGCTTGCGCCGGACGGCGCCAGCTTCTTCAGCACCACGGACGGCGGCGGTGGCGCGCGCTTCGGCGTGACGAACGGCAACCTGCTGACCGGCACGGGTGTCGCCACGGTGGCCACCATTCTGGCCGACTACTACAGCGCGCTGGCGCAGTGGAAGCAGATGGAAGACGGCAAGGGCCAGCCCATGCTGTCGGACGAAGTGATCGACGGCGGCGTGGTGATCATCGCCCCGGCGGCCATGCAGGAAGTGCTGGAAACGGCGTTCCTCCAGAAGCGGCAGGGCATCGTCCTGGGCACGGACGCGGGCACCACGCCCAGCAACATCGTGCAGGACGCCAGCCGGAACGTGGAAATCTGGACCACCAGCCGCCTGACGGCAGCCGGGGACTGGTACCTGTTCCTGAAGAACCCGCCGAAGAAGGCCACTTTCCTGCTGAACCGCGAAGGCGTGCAGGAGTTCACCAGCTTGGAAGGTGACAACAACGGCGACCACACGCGCACCACGGCGGAAGAATACGTGCAGTGGGAGACTCGCCAGGGCGCGGGCATCGCGCTGCCGTACGGCGCCATGAAGGTCAACAACTAGGACGGCGCGCGCCGCCCTGGTAGAGTACGCGGGCCGCCGTTCCAACAGGGGCGGCGGCCCGACGTGTAAACACCCTGGTCATTGAATCGGAGAGGAACCCGAAATGACGAAGCCCGAAGACGATGCGCTGGCCGACGCCATGCGCGAAGACATCCCCGGCACCGAACCTTCCAAGCGGAAGAAGAACCCCGACGTGGGCCGCGCCGCGACGGCGACCGCTGTGCGCGAAGGCGCAGCCCGTGCTGGCCCGAAGACCGTGGCCAAGCACAACACGCCCGGCAGCGCGCTGGTGCCCGACTTGGATACGCTGTCCGCAGGCGTGACGCGGGAGTACGTGTACTGGGTGGGCGTCACCCCGTCCTGCCCCGTCGAACACATCGACTGCGCCGGGATCAACTTCCCGAAGCTGAACGAAAAGATCATGCCGCGCGCGGGACAGAAGGGCAAGTACCAGCGCGTGCCCGTGATCGGCGCCCTGGTCACACTTACGGCTGCAAAGGCTGCCGTGATGCGCGACAAGCTGCCGCGCACCGTGCTGCGCTTCCTGAACGAAAAGACGGCGCAGCAGGAAGCTGACGCCATCAACAGCGCCGAAGCTGGCGTGAACCTGGGCGACCTGATCCAGCGGCCCCGCAAGGGCTACCTGATCACGATTCCCACCGCCGACGAAGCGAAGGCGCGACACACGCCGCCGTACGTTGCGCGGAAGAACGACGAACCCGCCGCGCGCTATATGTTCGCGGTGCTGTGCGAAAATCAGGACAAGCCGCAGCGCGGCGAGTTCTACCCCGACGTGTTGGAAGACACCGGGCTGGACTGGCCCGAAGACGTGCAGGAGTAACCCCCGATGGCCCTGACCGAAGCCGAAGTGATCGCCCAGTGGCGTGCCAGCGTGGACCTGTTGGAACAGACGCGCGTGTACGCCGATGGCACCGTGGCCGGTACGGGCGGGCTGCTTGACGTTCTGAACCAACTGCTGGAAGGCGAGTACACACCCGCTGCACTGGCGAACGCCGCGAATGCGTACCGGGCGGGCCTGTCTGGGCTTGTCTCGCCCGGTCGCATCATGGAGTTCATCGGCCCGCTGCTGTTTGAGTACGCCGGGCTGCTGACCGATGGCAGCGGGTACCGCGACACCAGCCGGATCATGCGCGCGCTGTACGAACACCTTGCAAATGGCAGCATCCGTGTGGAGTCCCGCGCCATCACGTACGATACCAGCGCAACGCTGGGCGGCGCGAACGTGGGCACGGGTTCCTTCAGCCGCCTGACCGTGGATGAAAACGGCTTCAACATGGAAGCCTGCCACGTCGAAACGAAGCGGTGGCGCTGTCGCGCCGACGTGAACAGCGGCACGAACGAACACGCCGAAAGCTGGGAACACCTGGGCAGCGCGCAGTCGAAGGACAGCCTGCTGCGCAGCACGTACGGCAGCGGCACGTCCACGCGCGCGTTCATTCGCAGCCGACACGCAGGTGCAGGTTCGGGCGGCAGCCTGCTGCGGAATAGCAGTTTCAGCACGTACGATGCAGCGGCCAGCCCGCGCTTCGTTGGCTGGGATCTGGACAGCGGCACGGAGCCGACGCAGGACACCACCAACTTCTACCGCAGCCATCCGGGTGCAAGCGTTGACGGTTCCATGCAGTTGAACGGCGACTGCGTGCTGAAGCAGACGCTGGCATCCATGCGCATCAGCAAGCTGGACCCTGACCGGCCCTACTTCTACCGCGTGATGGTGAACAAGTCCGTGGGCTCTGGCTCTGGCGGCGACATCGTGATCCGGCTGGGTTCGCAGGCCGTAACCACCAGCGTGGCTTCACTGGGCGCCGGGTGGAATGAAATCCTGATCCCCGCCACGTCCGTGTGCTGGTTCCGCAACTTCAACGAAAACCCGATGGACGTGGAAGTGGAGTGGAACACGCGCAGCAGCGGAACCATTCTGGTGGATGACTGCATCCTGACACCGTGGGATCTGGTGGACGGCACGTACTGGAACATCCGGGGCAGTGCCACGCCGTGGATGGTCGATGACACCGCAGAGTTCACCGACACGGGCGGCGCACCGGCCACCGGCAAGATCCAGTGGTACCTGTTCGTGTCCGGCCTGGGCTACCTGCCCAGCGCCACGCCCGGCGTCACGTTCACGGACCCGTAACCTTTGAAGGGGCCGTGTAAACATGGCAGACAACACCGACCTGTGGGCCGCCGTAGTTGCCGACTATGACAACGATGGCCTGATCACCCTGACCAACATCAGGGACCGTTCCGTGAACGCCATCGACACAGCGGTGGGCGAAGCGGCGGCGCAAGCCGTGATCAACCTGTGGCCCGCGTTCGCGCAGGTGGACTACGATGCCGCCGACGCGCTGCACGTGGAGGCCGCCGAACTGTGGGTGATCGCCATGCTGTGGCGGCGCGGCGGCAGCGCGTCTTCCATCGCCAAGGTGGAGTGGGACGAAGCCATCACCACCGTGGAGAAGGTCAAGACCACGGACCCCCGCAGCCACCGTGTCGGCAAGTCCAACAGCGGCACCGCGACATCCAGCGAACGCACCAGCGACGGGGAACGCACGTACGGCTGGTCCGATCCGGCAAGCCTTCCGGGTGGACGCCGGTACGGGCCGCGTGTCGTTCCCAGGGAAGACTGACCCGTGGCCCGCGCTGCGTTCGACAGGGGCGCGAAGGTGAAGCGGTGGGAACGCAAGCTGGACAACCCGAAGCCCGCGCTGAAGCAGATCGGCGTGATGATGACGGCGGAA